GCTAAATACGTAACAGTAGTACGTGACTTTGTGGTGGCTGCTAACTTAGATTCAGGCTCTAACGGTAACAAAATTCAGTGGAGTGATATTTCAGATGAGTCCGATTGGACGAGTGGTGCTACATCACAATCTGATTATCAAATCATTGCAGACGGTGGCAACATTACAGGTCTTACAGGTGGTGAGTTCGGTCTAGTATTACTAGAACGTGCTGTAGCTCGTATGACCTACATTGGTTCACCATTCTTCTTTCAGTTTGACACAATCTCTCGTGGTTTAGGCTGTATTGAAGGAAACTCTGTTACTAAGTATGGAAACATTACATACTTCTTGAGTGATGACGGATTCTACTCATGTGACGGTTCTACAGTAACTCCAATTGGTACACAGAAAGTAGATAATTGGTTCTTTAGCAATGCTAACCCATCTGAGCTTGACCAGATGTCAGCAACAGTTGACCCGATTCGTAAGTTAGTTATTTGGAACTTCCTTAATACATTTGGTGGTCGTTCAATCCTTATTTATAACTGGCAAGTACAAAAATGGTCTTACGCAGATACAGACGTAGACTATGTTAATAACATTGCTGCTGCTGGTTTGGTATTAGAAGGTCTTGATGACTTTTACAACGTCACAGCAGGTTCATTTGTAGTAGGCAAGTCTTACACAATCACAGCTTTAGGTACAACTAACTTTACTTTGATTGGTGCTGAAGTAAACAAGGTAGGTGCAAGATTTACAGCTACAGGTGTAGGTTCAGGTACAGGTGAAGCGATTGATTTAGAAGCTGCTGCTGCTGCTGGTCGTACATTAGACACATTAACTACATCTCTTGACGATAACTTATGGTCAGGTGGTAAGTTCTTATCTGCTGGTGTACGTGATGACAAGATTGTAACTTTCACAGGTGCTAACGCTACAGCAACTATTAACACAGGTGATATTGGTTCAGAATCTACTTCTGTAGTAACACTTGCTAGACCTATTGTAGATAATGGTTCTGCTAACGTAGCTATTGCATCAAGAACGCTGTTAAATCAAACTCCTACATACGGAAGTTATGTACCAGCATCAAGTGAAAATAGAGTATCATTACGTAGTAGCGGTAAGTATCATCGTTTATCAATTGTACCTACTGGCAACCAATGGTCAAACATTATGGCAATTGATATTGAAATCACACAACAAGGTACAAGATGACAATTGTTAATCAGCAATATAGGAAGCTCAATCCTGCTGGTTCACAGCCTCGTGAAATATCTGAGGTTGTAAATAACCTCGTGGATGGTAAATCTAATAACGTAGGTACAGTAACTTTAAATACAGGTTGGGCTACAACTACTACAATCAATAATGAGCGTATTGGTTTTAACTCAATTATCTTGTTATCACCATCTACTGATGCAGCAGAAAGTGATGCAGCACCTTACGGTTCATTCTCTAACAATACCGACCAAACAGCACCAAGCGTAGGTTCTACTGCTGTTGTTGTTTATGACACTACAGAAGAATCTAGTGGTGTTTATTTAGCAAGTAGCTCACGTTTATATGTGCGTAACTATGGAATTTATAACGTACAGTTCTCACTACAATTAGTAAATAAAGACAATGCTCCACAATTTGCTGATATATGGTTTAGAGTAAATGGGACAGACGTACCTAGAAGTGCAAGTCGCTTTGATATTCCTGCAAGAAAAACATCATCTGATTGGGGTCATGTAGTTGGTACAGTAAACATCTTTGTAGAGCTTCAAGCTGGAGATTACGTTGAGATTGCAGGTACTACATCAAGTACAGACGTAGCATTAGAACACTACCCTGCTGATGCTGTTATTCCTAGACCAGCTATTCCTGCTGCTATTGTGACGATTCAATACATTGCACCACTATCTAGTGACAATGTTTACATTAGTTCTCAAACAAAAGGCTCTGCAGTACTTAGTCACTTTGCTAATGACACAGCAGATAAAACTTACAAATATTTGGTAGTTGGCTAATGAAGATAAGTGCAATTCTTGATATAGACCAAGTATGGGCAGACATTGAAAGTTATATAGAAGGTGCTGCTAAATACACACATGGTCGTTACACAGCAGATGATATAAGGCAAACATTCAAAGAAGGCGGTCAGCAGTTATGGATTGCTTACGATGACAAAATATACGGTGCTGTAATAACTGAGATAGTTGAATACCCACAGATGAGAGCTTTAGTCATGCACTTTACCGGTGGCATAGAGCTTCCTAAGTGGAAAGATGCAATGTTGTCTGTATTAAGAAGTTTTGCTAAAGACACTAATTGTAAAACAATAGAATCATTTGGTCGTACAGGTTGGAAAAAAGTATTTAGTAAAGACGGTTTCAAGTCTAAATTTATGTTCTACGAGTTACCTATAGAAGGAAAAGACAATGCAATATAATCATTTTGATATGCTACCTGAGATGGCGTTTAAACCTATTGGTAAACGTATGACATTAGAAGGTGGTGGCGGTAAAGGCGGTGGTGGTGGTTCATCAGGTACACAAGTACAAGGCATTGACCCTATGCTCAAGCCTTACGTTCAATATGGCTTAAATGAAGCTGTAGACTTGTATAAGACAGGTGTACCTAACTACTATCCTGGTCAAACATTTATCAGCCCATCACAACAAACACAAGCTGCGTTACAAGCACAGCAAACTCGTGCTTTACAAGGTAATCCTTTATTACCTGCTGCACAACAACAACAGCAAGCAGTTATTGGTGGTCAATACTTAGCTAATAACCCATTCTTTAACCAAGCAATGCAAGGTGCTGGTCAAGCTGCTGCATCACAATACTTTGATGCTATTAACCAAGCTCAATCAGGTGCATCACAAGCTGGTCGTTTTGGCTCAGGCGCACAAGAAAGATTGTTTAATCGTGCTGGTACTACTTTGGCTAATAGTCTTGCTAACACAGCAGGTAATTTAGCTTACCAAAACTTTGCTGCTGAACGTGGTCGTCAAGAACAAGCTGCTGCTGGCGCACCTCAACTAGCTATGGCTGATTACGGTGATATTGCACAGTTAGCTAACGTTGGTCAGACTGCTGAAGATTACCAACAAGCTGCTCTACAAGGTGACATTGCTCGCTTTGACTTTGAACAAAACTTGCCTTACCAAAAACTATCTAACTTGCTTGGTGCTGTTTATGGCGCACCTGCTGGTTCTGTAGTTCAATCATCACAACAAGGTTCTGCTGGTGGTAAGATTGTTTGCTCAATGATGAATGAGTTTTATGGTACTGCTCCATTCCGTAACCGTGTATGGTTATTACAATCACAACGTATGCCTAATGCTAAAGTTGTGGAAAAAGGTTATCACACACTATTCTTACCATTGGTTGCTTTCGCTAAGAAAGATGGTTTCTTTAATAAGGTTGTTCGTAAGACTCTTGAACACATTGCTAGACATCGTACAGCAGACGTATACAAAGAAATGCGTAACGGTAAGCGTGACCTATTAGGTCGTATCTATCGTGCTGTTTTAGAGCCATTGTGCTACTTTGTAGGCAAAGTGAAAGGGGTTTAATATGTTTAACTTTGTTATGCCTGCACTAACAGCGTTAGGCATCAATTCAGGGATTAATCTTTTACGTAGAAAACCTTTATTTCAAAACGCTGGTACTGCTGCCGTTACAGGTGGCGTACTAGGTGGTTTTAATGGTGGTGGATTGTTTAGTTCCGCCCCTACAGCATCTGCTGTGCCTACTACATCAGGTGCTTTTGAAGCATCTATGGGATTGTCTAAACTTCCTGGCATGGCAACTGCTGAGAGTATTCCAGGCATGATTGCTGGTGCTGACGGTGTATTACGTAGTTCTGACTACTTTGCAAACATTATGGGTAGTCCTGTTTACACAGGCAATGAAGGCTTATTGTCACAAATTGGTACAGGTGCTGAATCACTATTTGATACAGCTAAAACTGAATTAGGTGATAGCATTACTCCACAAAACTTAGTTGGTGTAAGCAATATTCTAAGCAACATGGCTAACACACCAAGACCTGTAGCAAGTAACATGGGTGGCAGTCAAATCACAGGCACACCACCTAAATTTGCACCATTTACAACTGGTCAAGTATATACACGCAAGAGAGGTAATAGATAATGGCTTTAAACATATTTGAAGCACCTGAATACTATCAAGGTCTTTTGGGCGAGGATGCAACTAAGAAGTTGCAAAACAGAGCGCTTACAACAGGTCTTGTCAACGCTGCTATTGGCTATCTTGCTCAACCTAAAACACAAGGCTATGGTTCTGCATTACCTTATCTTGGTCGTGCATTAGCTGGTGGTTTACAAGCTGGTCAAGAAACTATTAAGAGCGGTTTAACTGACTTTGAAACACAGCAAAAACTTGAGCAAATGAAAGTTCGTCAAAATGTATTAAATGAACTTAAAACATCTGACCCTGAATTATATAAGATTGGACAAGCGTTCCCTAATGCAGTTGACCAGTTTATAGCTCAAAAATACAAAGCAAAAACAGTAGAATCACCAATTGGTAAATTAGAGCCACAAAACTTTACACCTGAATCATGGGCTGAATTTATTGGTTCAAATTATGACACCACAAAATTAAGAGCTGCTGCAAAACCTTCTAAAGATACTGCTTTTATTCAAAATTATGAATACGCAGTAGAAAAAGGATATAAAGGCTCACCTGCTGATTGGCAAAAATTAAACATTGAAGCTGCTGCTCAATATCAAGCACCATACAAAACAGCAGAGCAAGAACGTCAAGAAATTGAAACAGCATATAAATATGGCGCTCCACCTTCAGCAGTTCCTGCACCTAAATCAGCTACAATGCAAGATGTAGCAGACACAGCTAAAGCAACAGGTAAGACAACAAGCCAAGTGATTCAAGATTTAAAATCTCGTGGCATTAAAGTTCAAGGAGCAAAATAATGGCTGATTTATCACAATTTCTATATGGGCAAGCTCAACAAGCTGCTGCGGAAGCTCCTCCTGGAATTCGTGTTCCTTGGCAAGGATTACCACCTCAAAAAGCAGATGAAGCACGTTTAAGAGCTGCTGAACAAGCACGTAAGAAGATTGAAGAAAATGCAAAAGTAGTTCAGCAAGGTGGAAATATTTTACAAGATATGGAAACTTTTGGTGCTTTAAATCGTGAAAATAGAACTGGTGAATGGTACACAGGAATTCAACCAGGATTTACAAAAGGTGTTGCTGAACAAGAGATGGAAGCTATTACTTCTCGTCTTGCTCCTGGGCAACGTATTGAAGGCTCAGGTACAACATCTGACCGTGATATTGCAATGTTTATTAAAGCAGTTCCATCCATTGATAAAAAAGGTTCTGTTAATCAATCTATTCGTGATAACTTTGCTCAACAATACGAAAAATCAAAAGCTAAGCTTCAATTCTTACAAGACTTTTATGACCAATATGGTCATTTAAATGGTGCTGATACAGTATGGGAAAAGAATTACGCTGGTAAATTTATTAAAGGTGGAAAGTCTGCTGAAAAACAATCAGGTGCAAAAAGTTCAATATTCAATGCTGCTGATGCGATTATTGGAGGAAACTAATGGCTAATGCAGAAAAATATGCTAATTGGATTGTTAATAATGCAGACAAAAAAGGTACGCCTGAATTTGAAACTGTAAAGCAAGCATATCAAGCAGCTAAAATTGATGAACAGCAAGCATCCAAACCTGCATCTAATTTAACTGAGCAACAAGTACAAGCACAAAATAAAGCATTCCCTGAGTCTGTATTTGGTAGTCGTGCAATTAATAAGCCAACTACTGCTGGTGAAATGTTACAACGTCAAGACCCTATTGCTGTTGGTCAAATAGCAGAAGTAGGTAATATTGTTGGTGGTAAAGATGTTGTAAGTGATGTTGCTAGACGTTTTGGCGTAAGTCCTCAAGACCCTCGCTTTAAAGCTGGTCAACTAACTACTGATATTGGCATTGGTTTGGCTGTTCCTACATCAGGCGCTGCTGTTGCATCAAAAATACCTGCTATCGCTAAATATGCTCCTGCTATTGCAAGTAGTGGTGCTGATTTAGCTGGTGCTAAAACTGCAAGTACATTAACTAATCTTGGCTTACGTACAGGCATTGGTGCTGGCACAGGTGCTATTACCTCTGGATTAATTAATCCTGACGATATTGGAACTGGTGCTTTATTAGGTGGTGTATTAGGCAATGTTCCTGCTGCATTTACAGCTTTAACTGACCGTGGCTCAAGACGCTTAATGCAATCAGCAATTAAACCATCTGTTGCTAATTTAGAATCAGGTGATGCTGGTCGTGCAATTACAACAATGTTAGAAGAAGGTGTAAACCCTACTCAAGGTCGCACTATATTTGGTAAAGGTTTAGATACGTTACAGAAGAAAGTAACAAATCTTAACACTCAAATTTCTGACATTATTAAAAACTCTAAAGGTAGTGTTAATAAGAATACTGTTGTTAGTTATCTTGATGACATGGAGAAAAAAGCATTAATGCAAGTAGCTCCTGAAAGCGATTTAAGTGCTATTCAAAGTGTTCGTGACCAGTTTATTGCTCACCCATTAGCACAAGGTGAAACAATCCCAATTCAACTTGCACAAGAACTTAAAAAAGGAACTTATAAGGCACTTGGTGGTAAGGCTTATGGTGAAATATCATCTGCATCTAAAGAGGCTCAAAAAGGCATTGCTAGAGGTCTTAAAGAAGGTATTGTTGAAGCAGAGCCAGCAGTTGCAGGTTTAAATGCACAAGAGTCAAAACTTCTTAATGCACTTAATGTTTCAGAACGCAGAGCATTAATGGAAGCTAATAAAGACATTGTTGGATTGGGAAGCATTACTCCTGATTTAGGTAGAACACTTGCATTTATGGCTGATAGAAACTCTGCATTTAAAGCATTGTTAGCAAGAATGTTATATTCAACTGGGAAAGCAGCGCCATCAGCACCACAAGGTCTTTTAGGAGTTGCACCAGCAATCGCATCAGGACAGGAGCAATAATGGAACAGTCACTTGTTAATTACTTAATCGGTGGCTGTTTAACTTTACTAGGCTGGTTTGGTAAAACACTATGGGATGCTGTTAGTAATCTTAAAAACGATTTAAAACGCATTGAAGTAGATTTACCTTCTAGCTATGTTAAGAAAACGGAACTTGACAACCGGTTAGATAAGATTGAAACTATCTTAGATAAAATCTTTGATAGATTGGAAGCTAAAGTTGACAAACACGACTAGAACACATTTTGTATTGCCTGATGTGCAAGCAAAGGATGGTAATGACTTTACCTTCTTATCTTGTATAGGTAAGTATATTGTTGATAAAAAGCCTGACGTAATTATTTGTATAGGGGACTTCGCTGACATGGAGTCCCTTTCTTCTTATGACGTAGGTAAAAAGTCATTTGAAGGTAGAAGCTACCAAAAGGATATTCAAGCTGCTAGAGAGGCTATGGATGCTCTTTTAGTGCCTATATATGAGTACAATAAAGCTGCTAAAAAGTCTAAACATAAACTATACAAACCTCGTATGGTTCTTACTTTGGGCAACCATGAGGACAGAATCAATCGTGCTATTAACGAGGATAGGAAACTAGATGGGCTTATCTCGGTTGATGATTTACCTTACCAAGATTGGGAAGTTATACCTTTTCTGGAAGTTATCACTATTGATGGTATTGCTTATAGTCATTATTTTACTAGTGGAGCAATGGGGAGACCTATAGGTTCTGCTGCTGCTTTATTATCTAAGAAGCACATGAGTTGTTTTGCAGGTCATCAACAAGGCAGACAGATTGCTTATGGTATGCGTGCTGATGGTCACGAGATGACTGCTATTATTTGTGGAAGTTGTTATGAGCATGATGAAAACTATTTGGGTGCACAAGGAAATAATCATTTCCGTGGTGCTTATATGCTTTATGATGTTCGGGACGGACGCTTTGACGAACTACCTCTTACATTGAAGTACCTAAAAGAACGATACAAGTAGTACAAGCCCTTCGGGGCTTTTTTAATGGGCGTTAATTATGATTAGAGTTGGTGTTTGTGAGTGCTGTGGCACTCCGTATAACTACGATGATGCAGAACCTGATTTAGGTGTATGTGGTGAATGTAACCCTGCTGATGAAGATATGATTGGTATTGTTGATATGGAGGATTTTGATGCGAGGGATTAGATTAATTTGGTGGCTGTTAGCTTTAAACGTCATTTTGTATTCTATTGTATGTCATTACGCATTTGCTGATGAAACAACAATCAATTATAAAGGTCAGCCTGTACCAAGTGCTATGGCACCAAGTATGTCAGCCTTTTCTCAAGATGTATGTGGTATTGGTGTAAGTGGTGCAGTCAATGGTGGAGTATTCTCTGTTGCTGGTGGCACGATGGTTACAGACACTAATTGCGTTAAATTAAAATGGGCTAAGTTCTTACATGACGGTGGCTTAAAAGTTGCTGCTGTATCTTTAGCTTGTAACGCTGACCATGCAGTATGGGAGGCTATGGAAATGTCAGGTTCACCTTGTCCTATAGGTGGCTCTATTGGTGACGCTGCAAGGAGAGCATGGTTTGAATTACATCCTGATTGGTATGAGAAGTTATACGGTAAAAACTTTACTTTTACTAGCCCTATTATTAATAAGGAGTAATGCGTATGCGTATTGTTATGCAACTGATTGGGCGTGGTATGGTCCTGTGTACTCAAGTCTTGGAGTGGCTCAAGGCACAACTATGCAAGCTTGTCAGCAACTTGCGTGTCAGCTTTTTCCAAATATTCCAGAATGTGGTCAACCTCCTGAACCGCCTTGTCAAGACATTGTTGAATTTCAAAGCCTTGCTTGCGAACCTAATTATAGTGGTGCAATCAATCAAACTCGTACTAAAACGTGCAGTAACAATCAATGGACAGATTGGACAACAACTTCTAACAACTGCACGCCAAATCCTCCAAGCTGTCAAACAAGCATTGAAGAAAGGCAAGTAGCGTGTAGTGAAGGCTACACAGGTTCAATTACAGAGCAAAGGCAATCACAATGTCCAGACCCATACGGTCAACCTATTTTTGGAGCGTGGGTAGAAACACAAAGAAGTTGTCAGATGACAACCACCAATCCAATGAATGTCAACAGTCCAGTAAACCCAGCGAGTCCGATAGCACCACCGCCTCCTCAACAGGAAGCACCTCCACCTCCACCAGCACCTACTCCAATGGAAGTAATGCCGGTAGAGATACCGAAAGTGGAAGCACCAAAGACACAGTCATCTGGAAGCGTAAGTACGTCATCATCACCGACTGTTGCTAGTCCTACAGAAACAAAAGAAACAAAAACTGATACAAAGATTGAAGTACCTAAAGGCAAGGACTTAGTGCCTGGCTTTGGACTTGTTATGTCGTTAGAGATATTGAACAAGCCTATGGAATTTCAACAACAACAATTACAAACTAACTTAGATTATACACAGGAGCTATCTAATGAGTTCAGAGGAAACACAGACTTCTTACTTCAACTTCTCACCGACAACGATGTGGGCGATTCTTTTAGGAGTCGTAACGACAGGCTCTGGGGCAATCTACGTAGGCATAACGACTTACAACCGTGTTATAGCTGCGACTGAAGCAATTGAAGAAGCTAAACCTTACGATGATGCTGAAATAAATCGTCAATTAGCTAAATTGGAAGCAAAACTTGCAGGACTTGAATCATCAGTAAATACAGTTAAGGATGCTTCTGTAGCGACATCTAATCAGTTAGTGGCTGTAAGTGACAAGGCTTCTACTGCCAAAGGTGAGGCAATGGAAGCTAAGGCGATTGCTAATGGTAACGCTCGTGAAACACAAGCTGCTTTAAGTGGTGTGCGTGAAGAAGTTAAATCAGGCATTGAAGGCATTAAAGCACAAATGAAAGCACTACAACGTGCATCTACAAACCCATTAGGAAATTAATATGTTATCTATTCTTTCAGGTCTATTAGGTATTGGTTCATCTGCACTACCTAGCATCTTAGGTTTCTTCCAACAGAAGGGTGACCAAAAGCATGAGATGGCTATGGCTAAGTTGCAGACAGAACGTGAGATGCAGATGGCTGCTGCTGGTTTTGCTTCACAAGAAAAGATTGAAGAAATCAAAACAGAACAAATCGAGATGCAAACATACGCTCAAGAACGTGAAGCGTTATATGCTCACGACATGAAGATGATGGATAAGGCTTCTCAAGCTACAGTAGACTTAAACGCTCGTGTACGACCTTACATTGCATTTACTTTTGTAGGCTTATTAGTAGCTGTAGATATTGTAGGTTTAGGCTGGGCTATCTACACAGGTGTAGACTTTACTGTTGCTATGAATAACTGTTTTAGTGATGATGAGATGGCTATTGTGTCATCAATCATTGGCTTCTACTTTGGTTCACGTCAATGGGAAAAACATCGTGAAGGCAAGTAAAAAACTATTAGATATGCTAAAGCACCATGAGGGTGTAAGATATAAACCTTATCAATGTCCTGCATTATTATGGACTATTGGCGTAGGTCACTTAATGTACCCTGAGCAAGCTAAACTTCCAATGGGTGAACGTAAGGCTTATCCATTAAAACCACAAGATAACCGAACATGGAGCAAAGAAGAAGTTGACTCAATACTGGCTAAAGATGTCGAAAGATTTGAGCGTGGGGTTGCCCGATTTATACCTGTCAAACTTACACAAGGTGAGTTTGATTGCTTGGTCAGTTTTAGCTTTAATCTTGGTCTTGGTACACTTCAAAGGTCAACCATCCGTCAGGCGCTTTTGCGTGGGGATAAAATTACGGCTATGCAAAGTCTTAGGAAATACAACAAAGCAGGTGGAAAAGTTCTAAGAGGACTAGATAATCGTAGAAAAGATGAAGAAGCACTTTTTTGGTCAAAATAATGTGCGTTTATAGCGATTATTTTAATGCAGTTGATATGATGGTATCAAAATAATACAAAGTATCGATATAGCCCACTTAAAATGCGTTTAATGATAATCCTAGCCTATTTTAATGGTTTTACTGATGCTGAAAGTCCACTTTTCTGATACTATGTTACACATTCAATGCAAAAATCGTTGTGTTGAATATTTTGCGAAATATTACATACAAAGGAAATTATTATGTGGACTAAACCAGCAGCTACAGAAATGCGTTACGGCTTTGAGGTAACTATGTACGTGATGAATCGTTAAGATTTATTGCAAACAAAAAGGGGCTTTATGCCCCTTTAGTTATTTAAAAAAGCTAGTGTGATATTCTTTCCTAACTTTTTCAGCAACCTTAGCTGCTTCATCTAAATCTTTATAATTTCCAAAGTGTTTTAGTTTTCCATCAATCTTAACTCTTACTTCCCAACTTTTATTTCTTTTATTCCAGCTTACACATCTAACTCCTGATTTGTTGTCAGACCTAACTTTAGAGTTATAAGCATTTTCAGCATAAGAAGCTTCTCTTAAATTTGATATTTTATTATTTAATTTATTTCCGTCAATATGGTCAATCAGTTGAGGAATGTATCCGTGAACATATAGCCAAGCTAATCTATGTGCTAAATGCCTTTCCCCTAGCAACTGCATTTCAATATATCCACCATTGTGATAATTGCCAGCTTTGTCGCCAATTTTAATTCTATTGCTGTTTCTTACCTTCCAAGTAAATATTCCAGTTTCTTGGTCGTAATTAACTTGAGATTTTAATTCTTCTTGTGTAATCATGATGTGTCCTAACTAACATTGATTGGGTAATGTAGGCTTGTTAATGAGTTAGCATCAACAATTTGCTCGCTCCCCAGCGACCTACAGTTATATTAGACATCATTTTCATAAAAAGTTCAATCGCCTTCTAAATTTTTATTAATTCTTTCTAGCTTTTCTTCTTGCTCGTAAGCATCATCAATTGAAGGTGGCTTCCAACCTCCATTAGTTTTCTTCTTACCAAAAATCTTATCAAACTGTTCTTCACCTTCTTTACTCAGCGTTCTGCTGATTAAATTGTCACCTGTAATTTCATTTATTGCCATTTCTAGCCTCCATCATTTTATCTGCAATTTCGTAAGCAGCACCAGCTTCTAAATGCCAGTCACCATTAAACCAATCTTGTTGAGTTACTAACGCTTGCATAGCTTTAGCCGCAAAGTAATCTCTTAAATCCATACCTTCTTGCCATACAGTTCTATTAGCATCTTGGTCAAATGTAGGTGTTCCTGGAAACGCTTTCATCATTTATTCCTATCGTAATCACCATAATAAAGTTCTTTAGCTAATTCAAGATAATGAATTGCCTTGTTTAAGTCCTCAATGCCATTTTTGTTTCTATGTCTGCAAACATACTTAATCACGTTCGCTTCCAAGAAAGCCAAGTTATTCTTTACAATAAACTCAACTGGCTGTATCAGCATATCTTTGTAATGCGTTCCACCTTCTTGCGTATTTAATGCACTCACTATCTACTCCCTATAACTACATGGACTTCTTTACCATGCTCAAATTCAACTGTACATTCGTGATGCTGTGCTAAATCATAAACAATCATAGCTCCACAAATACCACCTATAAAACTAGCTATACAGCAAGCTATTAAGAATTTGTTATTCATTTACTTTTTCCCTGTAAAAATGATAAATAGCAATTCCGCAGGCAAAGCCTAAAAAGAACGCTGTGCTGTAACATAAGACGTACTCAATCACTAAACTCAACTTGTATTCCTTTCTCATGCAGTTTTTCTATGTCATTCAAGCGTGTTGATAAAATATCAATAACAGCATAATTAATTAGATAGCGTTTAGTTTCTTCATCCATTTTCAATTCTACTTCTGCGCTGCCATCTTCTAGCTCGGTAATCTTAACAACTGTTAGTTCCATAATTGCCTTCATAATACTCAACTAATACTTTTAATGCTTTAAGATTCTTTTTCCATGCCTTTACATCATCTGGATGTTTCCATTCATCAAAATCTAAAGACTCTTGCATACTTCTTAATTCACGTTTAAGCATACCAATAAACAAGTCATCTAAAACTTCATACAATACGCTTTCATCTTCAATCTGTATGTTAAATTTCACTTGTTACGAGCCTCCCTATCATCTCTCATAGACTCACGCTCAACCATCTCTACTATCATGTTAATCGCTTTACCTAACTCAACTAATGTAATGTTATCACCAGCACCTTTTAAGTAGCGTTTAATGGTCGTAGCAAGCAGCTCATAGTGTTTATCGCTATAGTTCACCATAATGATAACCCTCGTTTCCGTTAGAACCAATAGTATCTATACGCTTCTCATCCCAATCTTCTACCAATGCCGAACGATTCCTGCACAGATAAAGAGGCACGTTACAATCTCTAAAATCGTCATTCCTGTTTTCCTTTGTAATAAAGTTGTTAGGATGCAATCTATAACGCTCTGCCATCTCAAACTTAACTTCTTCAACCTTGCGTAGATATTCGTCATATTTCAATCTTTCGTCATACGTTTGTTTAACTAAAATCTGTTTGATAACTTCCATTATAATGCTCCATCATATAAAGAGAATGTGCTACCAATACCACGATTAACCTGTGGCTTCGGTTTTTGGTAAGCATAGAACCCAGCAGGTCTATTAGAGTTCATTACAATAGTAGCGTTAGGATTGCTAGGTACTTTAATGTACACATCTTTACCTGGCTTATCATTGTTAATGTTAATCTTAATTTGAGATTTGTATTCTTTCAACGCAGTTTCTAAGTCATCATTCATCTCAATAGAAGCGATAAACTCGTAACCATAGTATTTCTTTTTAGTCTTTTTATAGAAGAATGACTGCTTCTTACCTAGAGGGCAGTTACCTTTATGGTCTGCAATCACATATCCTTCATGTTTTAAGCGTTGCATATCCTCAATGATACGTGCTGCTTTCTCGTCTAGTTCTGTTGTAATCTGTTTTGTTGTTAAGATTTTATCTTTTAGCAACTCAAGTATCTTGATACGTCTACGTACTGCAATAATCGACTGTAAATAACATTTCTTTGATGTTTTAAATTCCATAACTATCTCCTTAATTGGTGGGGTACTCACAGGTTCAATAAAATAATCACAAGATATTGAGGTCTGAACTACCAGACAAATATGCTTTCCCCCATAACTCTAAATGTAAAATATACTTTACATCAAAATTATGTAACTGACTGATTAGAAAGGAATGTCGTCCTCAAACGCATCCGGTACATAACCATTAGCTTTAGCTGGTTCACCTGCTTCTTTAACGTATGGCTCACTAAATGCAAAGCTAAAGAACTTACCTGACTTGCCTTCTTTTAACCATGCTGACATACGCATCTCTTTACCATTAACCATGCAGTTACCTGTGTAGTCTGGATGACTTTCTTTCTCTTTACGGTTGTTTTTAAATAAACTACCTGAGTTATCTCGTTGTTCGTATTGTGCCATTTTCTAACCTTTCTTTAAAGTGCTACGGGTTTTAGAATCAAGTAAAGACCATAATGCAGTCTTTTCTTCATTTGTTAAATCTGATACTGAATCTTTTGCTGCTTGTACATCATCATTTTTTACTAACCATGTTATTTCTTCTGCAATTCCGTGTAACAATTCTTTATCTGCTGCACTAAAGTTATCTAATGCACCAGCCAACGGAGTTACAGACTCAGGCTTTTTTACAGGCGTACCACTATCTGTACCTGTTACTGCATCTAACACATCATGCTCAACAATCTCCATTGCTGTTACCCATAAGTAACGTCTTTGGTATGTTTCTACTGCACCGATGTTTTGTACTTCATGGCAACCTTTTAACGCTGCTGAACCCATAGGGCTAGTAATCACAATGCTATCTGTGCCATCAGTAATCGTTAGTGTTGCAAGGTCTTGTGTGTATGAAACCACACCACATAAACCTAGTTCGTTAAAGATGTTTTGAATTGTAGGTAAAAAATCACCTAGTTCAAAGTATTTGTAACCAGCAAACTTATTGTGACCAGACTTAGTTAAAGATGTGTTTTGTAGCTTTAGTCTAGCTTGCATTAGTTTTGTATATAAATTCATTTTTGTATCCATTCTAAATAACCTCTAAATATTTCAGACAAAATAATTAAAATAATCATTGCAGATACAATAGGCCACATACAAGTAAATAGTAAAAACTCAAATGGTTCCATTTCATTGTAATAACGATGAGTTAAAGATATAACTATAAATCCGAATACAAAATATAAAATTGCTAAAAATATCATTCTATGTCCTCAAATCTATCACGAATAATTAATTTAAGTGCTTCTACATCCTCTAGTGCAGTAATAAGAGGTAGCACATCGTTACCCATCCATACTACTTTTTTAATTTCAATTTCTACGTACTCTGACTCTAAGTCCCCAAAGTAAACTGCACTAATATCTAGGTCGTACTCTACTGTTAGTTCTAATCCGTTTACTACTAAGTTTGTAATCATTATTTAGTCCTTTCATATCCGTTAAAGTCTAACACTACCCATTGATTGCCTACTCGTACAGCATTGATTCTCTTGTTTGCACATAGTCGTCTGACCCAGGCAGGTGTGACGTTCAAAAGCTCTGCTGCTTCGTCTACACTTATCATTAAT